CTACTTACAGGCGAAGCTCCCATACTATCGTTTCCCTGTCCAGGACTCTTGGACTGTTTCCCATTCATAGGTTGCATCTGATAACTAATTCCTTGCAACTGGTCAGGCATTGCAGTAGTATAAAGTTGATTAAAGTTATTAAGTCCTTGATACTCTGCTAATAATTTAGTTGCTTCGGGTATATCAAACTGTGCTCCCTGTTGTGCTGCAAACTGCATAGTCGGAAGTATCCACTGAGAGGCAAGTGCTAATAGTCTTTGATACTTTAACTCAGGACTCATTCTCTGAGTTGAGTATGGGACGATATTAAACACAAAATCATAGAAATCACCAACTACGTCTGCCTGAGAGAATACCTTTTCTAACTGTCCAACACCAGGAATCTCTTTGATTATAGGGATGTAAACAGTTGGGTCAGTCCAGACTCTCCATGCTAACTTCCTTAGTACAGATGTCATAAACTCATGGTAACGAGTAGACATGTTATTAACTATTCTACTGGCGTTCTGGAACATCATCTTCTCTTGTCCCAAAGTTGGGGCTTCTGTCCCACCACGCATAACATCTGCTGTTCCACCGGCCTTATTGAAAGTATTCTCAACAAAGGCCATCCACCCTAAGTTCTCAGTATTCATACCCCCTAAACTAACTTGCTTAACACCCTCATTAGGATTCTTAACAATTAAGACATCCATGTTCTTTGCATTAGTTACCTGTTCTGCCAAACCTTTGTGTGCAGGGTCAGCGAGAATGAGGTCTTTTTGGGACTCTGCTTGTTCCCTTGCTGTCTTTGCTACTATATTAACGGATACGTCCTGGTCATGCCAGAACCATGCAGGAGGAATAGGAACAGAGCAACCTGGGAAATACTTATACCCAAGATAGTCATAAGGTGATTCTTTGGGGCCATCTTCCTCTACAGTACGAAGAATCTTAGCCTTCTTACCTTCCGGCATAATTGTTATTGTTACATCTTCATCATATAAGTATAAGTCAATGAAAGTAGTTGTATCACGTAAACCATATCTACTGATATTAAGATTAGGATTTGATATTTTATCAGGACTAAAGTCAGTCAACAGTTTACAGTCGGAATCAATGTAATCTGCTATTTGATTACCAAACTTATCCTTACCAGCAAACAAGTCTTTAGCATACTCTGTAGGAAGTTTGTATATATCGCCTTCAATAATGAAGTCATCTCTTGTTCTGGCAAGAGGGTCTCCAATATAATCCGTATCGTGGATTACTTTAATTGTAGGAGTACCAGCTTTAATTATTTCATTATCAAAGTTAATAAGTCTATCATACTCTGTAAAGATACGGGTAATACCAGCACCAAACATTGAATTGATAGCTACTGGAATGAATACTTTATCTGCTAAACACATCTTATTAATCAGATAGTTAAGAGCAAGTTGGGTGGTATATGCCCAGGGGCGATAATTAGCCACAGGGGTTTCTACCATAACCTTTGGATTACCCTCTACCAGATATGGGACTATTGTAAATACACCCCTATCAATAAGATTGATAAGATGTTCACGCCCATAAGATGCGTCGAAAAAACCACTTGCCCAGAGTCTAAGCAATTTCTCTTGGTGCTGTTGGACTGCCTCATTCTTCTTTTTCCACAACTTAACAGTCTGTTGAAGACGTTGTGCAAATGGTACTTTCTTGTTTTCTTCGTAGATACTATGTATTTTCTTAGCCATCTATGACCTTCAGATTAAAATAAAAACCGTCTAAGTTCTCTTTTGTTTTCTCTTTCTTCTTTTGTAAACTGGTTTAAATGATACTGAAACGAATTAACTGGTGCTTTCTTCTTCTCAATAAAGTTTCCTTCTATCTGGTCTTTAGCACCAAGGAGGCAAAGTCCAGCAGCTATGGCTCTATCTCCGTGCCTTTCAGCCGCACCTGTGCCTAAATCTGCTCTGGATGAGGCTATCAGCCCCTTTCCCTTCTCCTTAAAGACATAATCAGATAGTTCTGACAGTAGTTCCTCTTCGTGAATTATCATAGACAAGTAATCCTTGTCCCCAGTTAATCCACCACTAAGGGCTACTCCCAAATCTCCAAGTAATGCCTCTTTAGCGTTCTCGTTTGATGCCCAACCCCACTTCTGGGTTTTCTTACGTGTCTTTGCATCTTCTCTTCTTTGGGTGTAAACCCAATAATAGTCCTGATATACAACTCTTTTAGTAAAGTTGGCCCCACAACCAGCATTAGACTCCCAAATAATATAAGTTGGGTCAACTCCACCAATCCAGTAAGCCATCGCTACTACCATATCAGCAAAGTCTTCTGGTTTAGTATTAGAATCTACCCACGAACCTACTTGTTCTCTACTGTTTACATCATAAATCTCAGCAGCAGAGTTAGCAGAACCCAATCCATAGGACGGGTCTACTCCAATTATGTAGTTATGATGCTGGTCTGGTCTACCATAAGGTAGTCTACCCCACCATTTAAGTCTTCTACTACCATAATCCTCATAAAAGGAAACTTCTTCCTCATCAACACGTCCCTGAGAATTACTGATATAATAGATTTCCCCTTCAAAATCAGGGTTTCTTATAGTAGTACTCCTAATGGTTTCAAGAACTTCTGCATCAAAGGGTGCATCGCTGGCCCCTAAAGGCGTACCACATACGTTACAAATAAAGTCTCTCTTATTACCCTTACGTTTCTTCTCCTGTGTATCAAACCAGGGTGCTCTATAAGGAGACGGTATTCCTCTTAAACCATCTGCTACAAACAACTCTTGTAGATAGTCTGGTAGTTCCTTAGTACTGAACTTATTAGTATATTCCATCAATTCAGGGTAGTTTTCTTTATAATAATCAACATCTAATATCTCAACTACTCCTGGTTCTGGAGTTGTGTACAACCCTAAATTCTCTTCTGGGTTAGTATACCACAGCAACTCAATAAATTCAGTTGATTCTTTATGGATACATTTATTAAAAGTATGACCAGGGCCAAGCCAATGTGTACTACTATAGATTACACAGTTAGACACATCGTGTACGGAACCTTCAATAGACTCAGCTAAGGCATAATCTACACGACCAAACTCATCCAGAAGCAAGGAGGTTCCTCTACTACCAGCACCAAAGTTCTCATTAGTTGTTTCACCTGAGAATGACGAATTAGTGGCTGGTATCACCAAGTTCATGTCTTTACGACAGTTCTTTTGGTCATATCCAGATAACTCTTTCCACCATGAAGGAAGACAATTAAATACGTTATCAACTTTTGCAAAGAGCGTATATGGGTCTCCGAAGTTATCAACTAACTCCTTTTTACGAGAACCTATAATAAAGTGTGAATCCGGTTCCAGGAGGGCCTTCGCTGTAAATAACTTACAGCAAAGCTCAGAGGCCCCCTGTTTCCGGCTTTTATTTAGTCCTGCGTCCTTCTCATTATCAATGCACCAATTCAGTCTCTCTACTGCTGGTATCTGTGCAGGGCGTAAGATGAAGGGTTGATTACGTTCTCCAGGTTTCTTTTGTGGATTAAGCGTCCAGGCAGTACTTGAAAAGAATATCGGATAATACTGCCTACATAGTTCTAAGTATACCTGCTGTGCCTTTTTATCAACAGCAAGCAGTTTATGTAATTCAATTCTAAATACGATGTTTTCTTGTATATTAAGTGGGATACTCTTGAAGAACCCCTCTGGTGTATCAAATGATTTAAATTTCATATTCGTTTAAATCTTAAATTCTCACCAAGTATGGCTTTCATTTCTTTTTCGGACTTTTCTTTTAGTTCCTTATTCCACTTTTTTAAATCCTGCCCTATTTTAAACTCTCTAATGCCTATTTTATAACTATCCACCCCATGTCTCCTATAAGTGTAACTATGTAATTTTCTTTGTCTCAGTAATTGCTTCCATCAGGCGACCAGCGAAACTCTTGATTTCTGACTCAGTAATAGCCTTTATCTCAATAGACTTCTTATTAATCTCAACCTTTTGAATATCTTGGAAATATTCTGGCATACGATTCTTTAAGATGAATTTCAAAAGAGCATCGTTCTTCTTAGCATGTCTGGTCTTAACCTTCCTGTTACCAGGTACTTCCCTTATAATTGGACTTCCTGCATCATCATACCCTGCTGGTACTCTTAGGTAATCCTGGTCTACTTCCTCATAATCATAGCCAATTGCTGCCTCTACAGCAGCAGCGACGAGGGCGATGTCTGCCCTCTGTCGTGCCGCTTCTATAAACTCATCAACAGTGGAGCACTCATTTTTAAGGTCTTTAAGCCATTTTACGGAGTCTTTTCCAAGACACCCGATTATAGTGCCAATATCGGCTGTGGTCTGATTTGCCTCAATTAAGTCGCTCACAGCGAGAGCTAATCCTTTGTTTAAGTCGTTACGTGGTCTTACCATTAACACCAAACCTTATCCCTTCCAGCCCACCACCATTCATTTGGAGTATATGGATGGCATGGTTCTGGGCCATGTGGTGTAGGCCACAGTATTTTACCACATGTAGGGCATCTACCGCAATTAGGACACACACCTTTATTTTTTTCCTCTTCTTTATGCACTTTCATAAACTCATCCCAATCTATTTGATGTTGTTTCTTACCCAAATCTATCTCCTTATTCTTTTTCGTCATTATATCAATACCCTTATATACTGTGTCTTTATAAGTATCTTATAAGGACACTTAGTAAGAAACCTTATTGTAGGTGGTTTTCATATCTTGTTCTTTTATTACAAACCCTTATTGCTTTTTATAAGGGTTTAAAGTGGTCGTCCCTCCCACCCTAACTTAAAAACAGTAGTGTTGTTCTTGACAACTACCTTCTATAAAATTTAACTTATATGGACCTAATATAACGTAACATGTTATATATTATAGTATTACATACACAAAAATAAATTTTATAATGTTCTTGACAAAATCTCATTAACGTAGTATGTTTTTAATGAATACGGACCTTTTAATTTAAATTGAGTTACAGCCCTGCTCGCATTGATGTTACCAAATTTAAGAGATGTAACCTGAGTTACCAATTCATAGTTAAATTGTATAATCTTTTAACGAATACGGACTATAAATATAACTTCAATAAAATTATTGTAAATATATTTTTAAGGGGGTAAAAATAATTCCAGAATATAGAATAGCCATTTTGGTGCATAGTAACCACCCCTCAAGTCAATACAAGCAATACCTTACCTCCCCTACCATCGTTATAATACTTACAATCGTTATAATCACTACTAATCACTATAACCACTACAATCATGTCATAGTCTTATAATAACATAGCATAGTTGTATGATATGTAGGGTTTGTGTTGATTATATGGTGTGTAGCTAACATACCGATTATATGGGCAGAACAAGATATTTTTTGCTTATATAATAGACAAAAAAAATATTTAATAAATCTTCTCACTTTATTTGCACATTGGCTATTTGTGAAGTATAGTTTGTATAGTGGTGATTAATTGACAAGTTAATAATATGAAACGTTTTTTTTGGAGATTAAGATTATGGCAAAGGGCAGAAAAAAAAATGTGGATAAGGTTGACGTTACTGGCAAGACGGTTGCGAGTATTAGACTGGTATCAGTTAAATGTGGTGGTTATGATATTAAGACTGGCCATGAGATTGAAATTCTCGCAGATGGTGGTAAACGCAAAAAACCAACATTCCGCCATGTAAATTGTGCCGATAGTTTTGATGTTGAAGAGACCACTTATACTGACGGCACTATCGTAGTCAACAAACCGTCACACATGATGTGTGCAAAATGCCGAACGGTTTTTGTTACAAACTATCGTGTTGACAAGCTCAAGAAAGACTGCGAATTAATTGGCAATTTGCGTTTAAGAATTGTCAAAGATATCGGCGCACATGGATTGTCGGCAGTT